ACAAACTTTTTAGTCGGATGATTAGGCGTCCGCTTTGGTTTGTTGTACGCGCTTACTCCTGCTCGTGCTAGTTTTGGGTCTTTGGACTTTGGCATTACATAGTTCCTCCACCTTGGTTTCCAGTTGGTCCACCTTGGTTTGTAGGTCTGCTAGGAGTTGGAACGCCCCTTGGAACTCTTGGTTGACTCGCTGCAGGAGCAGGCGTAGTTCGTGGTCTGTCAACATTTGTTTTACCTTCTAGTTGCTTTTCTTTGAGAAGAGTGTCAGCAACTTTCATACGTCGCTCAAACTCTTTATCTTCTGCATCACCTTCACGGAGGTTTCGGGTAACAGCGTTAATACGGTCAATTTCAAGCTCCTGCGGCACTGCTTGAGCCTCTGCTGCCAGCTTAGTAGCTCTAGCAGCTGACTCTTGTGCTTGTGCAGATAAAGCGGCTGTCTGGGACTGCTGGAACTCCAGTTGTGCCTGTTGTGCTGCCTGAGCCATTTGCTGTGCTTGAGGATTGGGTTGCATGGCTTGTTGCATAGCCGCAAGAAGTTCTTCACGATTAGACAAGTTCATGTTGTCTACAACAGACTGAATTAATGTTGTATAAAGCGGTGAGTCTTTGCCCATAGTTTGCAACAACTGCACCAACTGAGTAACCTCGTACTCACGAGCAATGATGCCCAGTGTACTGCTGGCATTGAACTTGTAGTCAGCAACAGGATAGTTTTCTGGGTCAAACTGCATGTACCGATACGCTGCCTTCTTAACAAACGGAATCAAGAATGACTGCTGGAAGTTAATTAAGGTGCGCTTGTGTCGTTTAATAATAGCGCCAAGAGACATACTAATACCAGCGGCAGTAGCCTCGCCATTAACACTACCAGCAATTCCTGCTGAGTCAACTGCTCCGGTGGCTTGCTGTACCATCTGCTGCAATGCTCCGGCCTGAGCAAAAGTGATTTGACTAACTTGACCAAAGTTGAACGGTTGAAGAACTTCTTTAGGATTTCCACTGGTTAATATCATCTTTCCGGGGCGTACTTCTGGTTTTGCACCACGAGGTAGCCTAGTTGCGTCAATAGCCATCATTGGGTGAATAGTGAGGCTTAAAGCGTCGATACGTGCGCGTAGCTCGGTATCTAGAGCCTTCTGAGAGTTGTAACCCTTCTCGCAAACACCACGACCCCAGAAGCGTCCGGGTACTACGTCCCAAGGGAACGCAACAATAGGACGATCAGACATCATGTAGGGGTTGGCTTCTGCTTTTAAAAGTATACCGCCGTTAGCAACCACTACAACGGCTTCTACGTACTTTGAGTTAGAGTCTTCCTCGGGTACTGCTTCTTCGTCATCTTCGCTTAGAGCGGAGTTTAGAAGCTCTCTGGGGACAAGCCCATAGTACTTAGTAAGTCGTACCTTGTCATCGTTGTAAATTGTAATGTCTTGGTCAGGCTCAAGATCAGTGTCAGGAGCAGCAGGACCAACATAAACACTTTTGTAAACACCCTGTTCTTGCAGTAGTTCTACTTGGTGTAAGCTTACAAACTCGTCTACAGCAACACCCATAGCGTCTTCTACAGAGGTAGCCACAGGGTCAATCAGGAAGTTCTGGGGTAGTACGGGCTTGAGTTTAACCTTGACACGGTCTGTAATGTTTACTCCTACTGCTTGCAAATCTCCTCCCATAATGGGTTGAGTCGCAGGAGCCATCTCTTTCATTTCTTCGATAATAATTTCGCCAATGCCCGTGCCAAAGACTGCAGCGTTAATGAGGCACTCAGCGACGGCCTTACGTACCATACACTCTTCAAAGTCTTCCGTAAGCTTATTACGTAGGAACTGTACGTCTTGCTTGTTGGTGTCGCCAAAGTTGTCGCTTACGTCAAACCACTTGCCACGTCCAAAAGTGGCTTCTTCTAGCTCCGCTACATTAGACTCAACTGCTTGCTGAAGTGCAGGAGAAATAATGCGGGAACGCTCAGACCTACGCTCACTGTCAGCAGGGTCCCATATACCACGCCATAGTCTATAATACTCTTCAAATCTTGCTTCATAATTACTTTCGTAGTAGTCCCTCCAGTCTTCACATTTGGTGATAACCCAATCTTCAATTGTTTCTTGAACCATAAGCGGGTCTTGTTCATATAAGTCAGTCATATTAGTATCCTGCTACCACGTCTAAAATATCATGGTCTTCTATTTCGTAGTCGTAGTCGTACGCTACATTTGCCAGTTGGTCGATGTACGCCAAAGCGTCCACCAAGTCGTCATGGGTCAAAGGGTCAGGAAACTGGAAGAGTTGGTCTAGAAATCTAGAGTTCCACTCTCCTTTGTTCAGCGTAATGTACCCATTTTCAAAGCGTCCTTGTAACGCCCACATTACCCTGTCTGTTTTCTTTTTGTTGCCGTGTGTCAACTCTTCTACTCTAAAGAATGTTCCGTACCGCTTCTGTAGATCCATCAGAGGTGACATAACGGCTTGTTTAGCAATACCTCTTTCGATTCCCACCGATATGGGACGGTAATCTCTAACGGCCTGAAATATCTTAGCTGCTGTTTCGTCAAGTGACCATCGACCGTATATGATATTGTCAACAAACCAACCATGCTCATTGACCTTAACCACGGCGATCGCTGTGTCGTCAAGTTTGGAATTCTTAGTTTTCTTTTTGTTGACTTCCTCAAATCCTGCCAAGTCAACTGCAATGTAGTAATCTCCTATTTCGGGCCTATCTTCACTAAATTGTACCCAGTCTTCCTTAAACATTTCTGACCCACGCGCTTCAAAGCTTGCCATAAACTCTTGGCGAAACGCATAAGAAGACATAGACTTTTTAGCAATATCAATTTCGTCTGGGTCCAGCAATGGATTGTCGTAAGAAGTAAAGTGGTATGCAGCGTACGTCGAATCATTGCTTAACTCCGCGTATTTGTACAGTTCGTAGAAGTGGTTGCGCCCCATAGGTGTCCCTATGAACATTGCACATCCCTTCTGGTCAGCCAAAGCAGGTCTCAGGATCTGCTCAAATACCTCAGGTTTCATGTCAGCGTACTCGTCCATTACTAGGAACTTGAGGCTAACTCCGCGCATTGTCTCTGGTCTGTCAGCACCTTTTAGGCTAATGGTAGCACCGTTGACAAGCTTAATTTGCAAATTATTAATGTGACTACCGCTGATAACAGGATGCCCCAGTTCAAGCAAAGTTTGCCACATGATGTCTCTGGCTTGTCCCTGAGTAGGTGCGACGTAAAATACATGTCCTTTGTCTGCCTGTAGTGCGTTAACGATTAACATCCATGCTGCTAATCTAGACTTACCTGTACGTCGCCCAGCAGCTACTATTTTAAATCTTGTGTCGTCTGCCCAGACCTGTTGTTGCCAAGGCAGTAGTTCTATGTTTAAATCAGTCAAAAGTTCAACCTTGGTGTCGCTGGTACTAATTCAAAAGAAATAATACTGACAAACGTAGAGCCAGCTTCTGGAGTAAGACTTAAGGTGTCTCCTTCTTTTGCTACAAGGAACTCACCGTACTGACCACCAAACTCTAAAAAGTCTTTTGACCCTACGTTCTTCCCTGACAGGAAATCAATGTTGACACTGTTGTGTACCCAACGTGCATCAATGCTTTTACTGCTGCCCGTAGTGTTCGATATGAACAAATAGGTAACTATAGCGTCGTAGCCAGTAGGCACGTCCAAGATAGTATTGGAAGAACCCGCAGTCAGTGCGTCACCATGAGAAAACTTCATTAGTACAACCAAATCACTGGAGTTGTACCCCTAGTGTCCACATGTACAAACGTATCAGCAATACCCACACCAGTAAAACCAAGGTTCAAAGCATTAGCCACAATAGTGTAGCGGTGGGCGGCATTAGTTATTTTTATGTCAGCCGCGATCCCTTGGGCATGTGTCCCCGGCACTTCCTTTTTTCTTTCAATAGGGTGCTGAGTTGGATGACGGTAACCAGACGTCACCTCAAACGGGAAGCCACATGCACCCCGCAATTGGTCTAACTTCTCTAGGAACTCTTGTTCCATGTTGTTGGTGCCAGTGACCTGACAGTCAAACTCTTCTCTTGTGAAGTGCTTAAGACCCATCTACTACTTCTCCTTCTATGATATCGTCTGGAGTAGTTACTTCGGCAGTACCGACACCTGTAATATTAATCTGTATGGCGTTTCTACCGGTGTCTTTGACTACGTCCTTTTCAAAAGCACCCACTGGTAGTATACGGTCCATCACAAGTTTCCAAGCAGCAGCTTGATTTTTATGGTCATTGTCTAAAGCAGCATCAAAAATTGTCTCTAGGACCTTACGAGACTTAGGACTAGCCAACATCCTAGCCTTGTACTCATTAATTATCGCTGCGTCACCCTTGGGTCGGCCTACTTGACCCTTGTTTCCGGGCTTAACAGCGGCTACTTCGGACTTCCGGGGTCTGCCACGACCTCTTTTTTTAATTTCAGCGGTCATAACATAAATTATCCCTAATTACAACAATAGTATAACATAAGTTGACACGAAAGTCAAGCTATTTTAGGGTTAATTCCAGGGATATTAGAAACTTGAGTAAAAACAATAAGTTACATACTGTTATTTTTTACTTAATTTTCTTAATTTTGACTTATTTTGTGTGTCAGTGGCTACAACGACAACAACAGCTACACATACCCCTCCCCCGGTCAAACTTTAGTCCACCTTTGGGCAAAGTTATCCACAGGTTTTCCACAGGTTGTGCATAAGCTGTGCATAAGTTGTGCATAAGTTATCCACAGGTTGTCCACAACCCTTGAGTTATCCACAGGTTATCCACAGGAGCACCTCAAGTTATCCACAGGTTTATCCACATGGCCCTGAGACGCCCTAGGAAGCCCGTCACGGAGTTTTACACTTGGGGTATGCTAGGACATCAACTAAAGTTTTTACGAGTTTTTGCACTTTGGGTATTGACAAGTGTGTGTGCCTATGTTGAACCCTTAGGGCCTTTGATAACGTGTGCGCATGCGAGTAACATAAGGCCAACAAAAGAGCAAGAAAAAACTAATGTAAATATTCACACAAAATAAATGTTGCACTCAAGTCTCACTATGGCATTATGTACTCAAGCCAAGGCAATCAAGCCAAGGCCAACAAAAGCCCAAGGAGGGCAATACCATGGAAAACGTAACAACATCAAAAGTATTCGGACGCTCAATCATCATTCGTAAGCGTAAGGCCCTAAAGCGTCCATTCAGCTATAGCCAAGGCGAATGCTATCACAAGCTTTCAGGCGGTCTATGGTCTCTCTATGTAGAGCATAAGAACGGACGGGACGTCAATATCAGTATAGACGACCGTTAAACCTTCCAAGCTTCACGGGACCTCGCTATATGCGGGGTTTTCGTGGTATCAGACAACCAAAAGAGGGTAACACTATGAAAGACTTCCCAATGGAAATTGACGGTGGCTATGTAATACTGTCAGACGGTTTTTTCCACAATGAGCCGTACGTAGTGGAGGAAGTGACAGAAGACGACGTCCAAGTGTATTTTTACGAGATAGACACTACGGCACGCTATAAGCGAATCTAACAGTAGACT